GTCTAAGTTTTAGAAAGAAAGGGCGACCTCCCCCCCTGTAAAATAATTTGAAAGTGAGAATAAAAAAATAATTACTGAACAAATTTATTGTTCTTTTTTTGTGCCGCCAGACGGCTGACTGGCTGGCTGTAAAACATTTTTTGTTATACTAAACAATAGTAAAAAGAATTGGAGTAGCATGCAGGTCATGATTGATGGTGATCCATACGTTAAAGCAAAAGAAAAAGATTATTCAATAGGCATAGGTGTTACTACACACAACCGCAACGCTATGGTGCGTGACACGGTAGCCAAGCTGGTAGAGCTTACACCTAACGCAAAGATTATTATTGTTGATGATGCAAGCCAGTCACCAGTAAAGATAAAAGGTGTTGAAGTATATAGGTTTGAACAAAATGTAGGCATCGCAAAGGCTAAGAACAAATGCTTGGAACTATTGAACGAATGCGATCATATCTTCTTATTTGACGATGATACTTACCCTATTGCACCCGATTGGTACGAACCCTATATAGAAAGCCCTGAGCATCACCTTATGTACCTCTTTGATAGGTGGGCTAATGGTAGTCCAGTGGGTGATGATGCGATCATATACAAAGACGATAAGCACGTAGTGCATAGCCATGCTAGAGGCTGCATGCTGTATGTAGATAGCTTTGCATTGGCAACTGTAGGTGGTATGGACCTAGACTATGGCAAGGCTATGGATGAGCATGGTGATTGGACCACACGCATTCACAATGCAGGGCTTACTACATTCAAGCACATGGATGTTGTAGATAGTGAACAACTTATTTATTCAGCTGACCAACACCAAGCAGTGGCAAGTAGCATATCGGCAGCGGATCGTAGGGCTGGACTTGATAATAACCACAAACTACTGAAAGAACGTATAGACTCATCGGCTTTTGCACCCTATGGTAAAGATGTTGTAATAGCCTGCTATTTTGCTAACGTATTTGACGTTCAGCGTGATACTACATGGAAGCCGGACCTATCAGCCATTGAGAAGCTAAAGCAATCAGTAGAGGCTCATGGTATTGAATTTGTGTTACTACACAACTGTTTTGACCTACCTAATAGAGTAACTATCTCTACAACCCCTTATTTTGAACGATGGTTGAAAGAATGGCAGTATTTGAGGGATCGCCGTGATATAAATAACGTCTTTGTAGTAGATGCCACCGATGTTGATATGGTGAACAACCCATTTGCGCATTTAGAGCGTGGCAAGCTATATGTTGGTGATGAGCCAGGTAACACACTAAATAATCACTGGATGCTGACTAGACACCTAGAACCAAGCGTAAATAGCTTTCTGAGGGATCACGGTAACTTACCATTGCTGAATTGTGGCGTTGTTGGTGGAAGCCGCAAAATAGTAATGGACCTATGTAGAGAAATGTACTTATACCACTTTAATAAGCCGCAAGACCTTACTGAAATGGGCATCTTCAATAAGCTACTATATAGTCGTTACGATATGATAATTGAGAGTGGCAGACATGTGACATCACTATTTAAGAAATATGAGGTACAGACCGATGCTTGGTTTAGGCACAAATAAAACAGTCAATGCCTATTGGTGGCGACCCCGAAAAGCACCCTGGAATTTTGGGGATGAGTTAGGGGCTGTTGTTTTGCGACACTACGGTTTTAAAGTAAAACGGGTAGCATTTGGCAAAGCAGACGTACTTTTAACAGGCACTATGCTTGATCCTGCTGAAATAAAGAACCCAAACGCCATAGTTATTGGCACTGGGTCTGGCTATACCCATAAATCAAAACACAATTTTAAAGTATTGGCAGTTCGTGGAAAACTAACCGCTAAAAACCTAAAAGCTGGGAAAGTGGCACTTGGTGATCTTGGTTTATTGGCTTCTAGGATATGGACCAGAGAACCGGCTAAATACAACATTGGTGTAGTGCGGCATTACGTTGATGATAACAAATACCCATTTGCTGACATCGTTATTGATGCCACTGAGCCAGTTGAGCAAGTTATTAAAAAAATATCCAGCTGTAGGGTCATTATGTCTAGTTCCCTGCATGGCGTTATAATTGCAGACAGTTACGGTATACCATCCATGAGAATTGCCCGTGATGATGTAATTACAGGTGATTGGAAGTGGCTAGATCATAAATCGGCACTTGTGAAACCGTTAAATGACGTACAAGATGATTTAATAGAAGCATTGGGGAAATTATGCAAATTAGTTTAGCAATAATGGCACATCCAGCAAGAAAGCAACAAGCAGAATTGCTATTTGCCCAAACACGGCGTTATCCATTTGCAGGTGTTCAGATCGTTTACGATACGGACCGTGTAGAGTGGCATACTGGTAAAAGGGCGTTGGAAGCTGGGCTAGAACACGGTGATTGGCATGTAGTTATTCAGGATGATGCTATATTGACCCCTGATTTTTACGAAAACATTGAAAACGCTATAAAAGCTCTGCCTGTTAAAACAATCATTTCCCTATATACCGGTAGAGCCAGACCGTTGGCACGGCGTGTAAAAGAAGCTGTTGAAAAAGCCTCTGATGGTGAATGGCTGAAAAGCAATCAGCTCTATTGGGGTGTTGGTATAGCAATACCTACGGATCAGATACAGCCAATGCTTGAATTCGTAGAAGATATTGATTTGCAGTATGACAACAAGATTGGTGAGTTCTATTGTCGCAACGATATACCTGTTTACTACTGTGTGCCTAGTTTAGTAGGTCACAATGACGCATTAGGAAGCCTTATAGACGGTCATGGCAAGGCAGTGAACGATGAACCACGTATTGCCCATAAACTGGCTACAGGGCGTGTCAAATGGACTCAGAAAGCCCGTTTTATTTAGAGCTAGTGCTAAGTTACAGATACCCTAGTAAGAACGATGTTTGAACCTTGAAGAACCTGCATGTTAGGGGTCGTGCCAGCCATTTGTGCTGTTATCTGTAATGTACCAGCGTTTGCACCGTTTACTATAGTGCCTTTCATGATGGTTACGGTGTTAGCCACTGTTGCAGCAGCAGCACCGAAGTTACCAAAGGCAACACCTACAGCTGGAACACTAAGTACAGCGGTAGTCATGTGGTCACGCCGTAGTGACACCACCGTTGGACTGGCTGGACCTGTTACACCCCAGATTACGGTTGGCGAAGTACCAGTGACAGTACCAATATTTATGATGGCTTCAAAGTTATAAGTTGCGCCAGCATCTATCGGTATTGCCAGGTCAGTTATAGCGGTTGCGGCAGCAACAGTCATGGCTTGGTTGGCTGTTTTGCGTGCTATTTGTGTATCGCTTTCTGGGAACGAAGAACCAGCTTCTGCACCTGCTACATAGTTACGTGGTGTAACTACTACGCCGGTAACAGCACCGACAAGTGATATGACGTTGTTTTGGTTGCTTGAAGCATCAGATTTGTGTGCATTTGTAACTTTGCTTGCAGCACCGTTAATACTTGGGCGAATAGTAGTCTTAGTAACGTTTGCGGTTGAGTTTACAGCAGCAGCACAGGTAGCAGTAACGTTCTGAACAAGCGGTTGAATGATACCACCAGAAACGTTGGTTAGGGTTACGGCTGCTAGAGTAGCTTCACCAATACTGGTGTTGTTTAACACTGGGTTGCGGCAATCAACAAATGAAACAGCCTTACCACCAGTTGCCACGTTCATACGCAACTGACCACCTTTAATACCAACATGACCGTCACAGTTTGAAACAGCAATACCGTCAAGAGCAGCAGGACCAACATACGGCTGTATGACCTGCACAGCACCCCATTGGTTCACATCACGAATGCGAATACCTACAACCGTAGATTGGTCAATTACAGGGTTTTCAATAGTGACGTTTACGTTAGAGCCGACAGATGGCGAACCAGCCTTGTCACCCTGAATATCTAGCCCATAATTGTGTCCAACGGTTTCTGGTTGAGTAATGAATACATCGGATATTCTACCGTTTAACTTGAATGCTGTGCTACCTGAGATAGATAGATTACATTCTGCTTGCGCACGGGTAAGCCAAACAGATGCGTTGCCACCTGCTGCTGGCAGTGTACCAGTTGAGTCAATGTGGTAAGCAGTCCAGGCATCTGCACCCTGACCACCTGCAATAGCCACATCTCTTTTGGCAAAACAGTCGTCAATGAACGGGCTAACAGCGTTCTTGATCTGATAACCTATGATACTGTTTGTTGCACGACAACGAGTTACACGAACAGATCGTGACCAGCCTATTGCAACAGATACGGTATTAGCATTAGGGTTAGTATTTCTACCGAAGTAAATATCAGAACATTGCGCCCCATACGGTGCAGAGTTAATATCTGGTGGTGATGCATTTGTTGAGCCTAACTGAACAATCGGTGTAACTGAGGCAGATGCTAGAAGAACACGGGTAGAAGTATTGTCACCCTCATAGTTACAGCCTGCGCCTTGCAGGGTGGCGAATGCAGGAATTGAAATAGTGGCGGTGGTAACGTAGTCACGGGCTTGCATTATTGTGTTTGTGCCAGATTTAAGGGCTTGCACTAAGCCTGGGGAAGTGTCAGCACCTACAATACCGCCCCACCACTCAACATAGCGTGTTGAAACGTAATAACTGCTACAAACTACAGAACCAGTACCCTCTAATTCAAAGATTTGTTCTATGCCAGCCTTGATAGGTGCGTTAATCGTTACTGTTACCCCTGTTGGTACAACGATACGACCACCACTAGCAAACTCTAGCGGTCTAGTGATAGTTAGGTTTGTCAGAACACGATAACGACCACCGGTGATTAGAATACCGTTATTAGCAGGTAGGCTACCGTCTAATGAAACAAATGCTGGGCGGTCATTGGCTGTGCCGTCACCTACTGCGCCAGCAGATTTGAGTGATCCAGTGAATAGAATACTAGCACCGCCACTGAATACGGTGACATCGCCCTTGTCGCCATTTGGCAGGCTTGGACCGGTTGGACCGGTTGCGCCAGTTGGACCAGTCAAATTACCCTGTAGAGTCCAGGTGCTTACTGCTGTTTTTAGGTATAATTCGCCATCTGTTGAGTCAATATATAGATCGCCAACAACACCTAAACCGCCTGCTGGGTTACCTGAGCCAGTGCGTACTTTAGTTGAATAGTATGCAAGGCTATTCCATGCAGTTGAGCCATCACCCAGCTTGATTGCGCCCGTGTTTGTTTCAAAACCAAATTCACCCTGCGCCAAGACAGGGTTTGCGCTAGTCCAGTTTGCTGATGTATCACGCCTTAGTTGGAATTGAATAAAGTTAGGCATTATGTAGCACCACCCATATCTAACTTAGCGGTACTCAGATAGGTAGTTGCTGCTGCGCCGCCATCCATAATGAAGTTGCTTTGAACGGGTGCAGGTGAGCTGATCCAGCCGCCTGCACCATCGCTTGTTAATACATTGCCAGCTGTGCCAGAGGTAGACAAGCCAGTACCGCCATTTGCAGCACGGAGTATGCCTTTGACTTGCTCTATGAGTTCTAAGAAAGTCTTAGCCATAGGTTATTTCCTATAGCTTACACGTATCTTGTCACCTGATATTGGTGCAGTGAGATAGGTGATTGTAGCCCCTGAAATCGTGTAGTCGTTGCCTGCACCTGGCTCTTGCATAAGACCATTTAGATAAACTTCTTCTGAACCAACAACCGGAGTGTTAGCCAGTACGAACGCTGTGTTAGAGCCGTTTACTGAACCTGACGGTGTTTCACGTACTACAAAGTTTGCATTGGCTAAACCGCCTAAGCTGGCGATATATGTTTTTACTGCTTTTTCAGTTGGAACTTTGGCATCAGAGTTTGCTGCAAATGTGCCGTCTGTACTGATTGCTACAACGCTGTCTTTGATAAGTTTGCCGGTTGTGCCATCAAACAATGCAATAGCGTTATTTGTGGCTGATGCTGGACCAATGACTGCACCATCTATGTTGGCTTGGCTGATATTCCAATTAGCACCTACTGTGGCTTGGTTACCTGCTACTGACCCGTCTACCAAACAGAGTATTGTATCGCCAGCTTCAACGTTTACACCTGATGCGCCACCAATTTTGCCTGCTACTGAAATACGGTATAGGTGACCGGCATCTGCTGCTGGGTAGTTAGGGTTAGCACTGGCATCTATTACGCCTTTGAATAAAACTGCATCTACTGAACCGAACGTGGACTGTACCCACGCCATTGTTGCCACATCTTGTGGGTTGGTTGGGTCTAAAACATTGACAATCTTCTGACTAACAGCATCTAAGTTGGTTTGCCTGCCTAAACTGATTTTTTGAGTTGCCATCTGTTTTTACCTAAGCCTTTATATAATCTACGCTTATTATATCACTAGAATGCGGTGGTTCATCCATAGTAATTTCATTATCACTACTTTCAGTATAATGCAAATCTAACGATTGTCGTAAACCATTGATGCTTACAGAGGTTGTTTCGGTCTTAAAGTCAAATGCGGTAGTGAACACATTATTTATTCCATCCACTAAGCCAACGGGTGTTTCGTTTGTAGACCACTCATCGCCGCCACCCTCACCTGGATCACCTTTGTCGCCCTTTACACCTTGTGGACCGGCAACACCAGGCATTCCAGCTGGACCAGTAAAACCTTGTGGACCACGTTCGCCACGCTCACCGGTATCACCCTCTTCACCGGTATCACCCTTTTGCCCTTTTTCGCCTTTCACTCCTGGCTTGCCCTGTGGACCGATAAGCTCTTTTAGCGGAATAAGATTGCGCCATACTGAGCTACCAGCGTAACGCCACTGGATATAGGTAGAGGTTGTTTGCAATTCAATCTCACGGGCATCTTTGCCGTTTGTGCCGTTCTTGCCATTGCTACCAGCTAACCCAGTTTCGCCTATTGGACCACGTGGACCTAGTGCGCCGTGTGGACCGTCTGCGCCAGTAGCACCCGTTTCGCCAGTTTCGCCTTTGTCACCTTGTGCGCCAGTTTCGCCTTGAATTCCCTGGTCGCCTTTGTCACCTTTTAGACCAGTAAACCCAGTTTGCCCACGCTCACCCTGTGGACCGGTCAAATCTCTAATTGAGATTAAATCATTCCACTGTAAAAAGCCTCTGTATCGCCATTGAACTTGTGAGTCGGTAGTGCGTAGTTCTATTTCACTAGCATCTTTTCCACCCAAAACAGCCGGTTTTTTTCCAGTATGTAGGGATGTTTGTATACCACTGAGTCTATCCATAAGCAAATTATAGCATTTTAGTCACACAAAAACGCCCCGTAGAGCGTTTGTGTGCTTGAACTACACCTCACATGTAGTTGTTGGCGATACGGAGTACGAATACCCACTTACAACATTACCGGCTTCCGCCATTGAACCACTGGGTGGTTACCGCCAACTTTTATTCTAACCCTTGTATTTTATCTTAACCCTAAATATTTTCTGCAATTTTCTTATAGCCCTCTTAAACTCTTTCTCACTAACGTTGGTGACAACATAATTATCTTCAAAGTTTGGCATAAACTCTGGTGGTAATTTTATTTCGTTGGGTATGAGTATAATCGCCTTTTTAATTTCAAACCCGTCAGCCATCCGTATTTTAGCTTCGGCGTAAACTTCGTCTATTTTATCTTTCTGGTCACTGGCAAACAGTTGCTTGATTTCGCCTATTGTTTCATCAGTAACTTTTGGCAGTAGTTTTCTTAACTCTTCGTTTATATCAGGCATTTAATTCTGTTCTACCTTGCGGCTTGTAAATCAGGCTTTGCCAGACACGTGTAGGGCTTTTGTGCTTGCTCACACGTTTAGATGGCAGAAAGTAACCTGATGCTTTGATTATGCCAGCACGGGATGCTGACTGCATGATAGCACCCATAGCACGGTTTTCACCCGTCACTACGCCAGTCTGGTTTATTATTTCCCACATATCATCAGTGGTAAACTCTGGCTTGGTTTCTGCACATTTACGCAACGCATCACTGGCTATCTTTTTCCAATCAACATCTGCATATTGATAGGCTGCCTCCATGCCCTGTTGTTTTAATCGTTCAGCCTGGTCAAAAACAGTTGTCTGTTTCATTGGCTGTGGTGGTGGTAATTTTACCTCCGGCATAATAGAACTCCCCTCTTATTGCCTTACTTTAATTACTGTGTAGCAACTCCCCACGCCTCCCAGCGTTTGCTAACCTGATTACTTTCTGAACATATCCAATAGCCGCCCTCCGAATAGTGGTAACTGTCGTGATCGTACCCATAACCAACATCAAAAGTCTGCAAGTCATTTACGTCTGTAGGATAACCACCCTCATCTTCGGACCAGCCCCAGTCTTTTTTCATCAGCTCTTGAATTTTGGCTAGTGCCTCTTCTTGCGTGTACTTTTTTGATATAAGCACCCAATCATCCTCATCGCCATAACTAACTGGTTCTGAATGCATACGCTCAAAATCTTCGTCAGTAGGTATGTCTTTTGGAAAGTCACCTATTGGTTGCCCACTCTGATTAGTGACCGGTGCAGTAGTCGGTACTTCTTTTAAACCATCCTGCAAGTATGCTAATGCCGCTTTGACTGCTGTAGTTTTGCCAGTCTTTTTACCAATCGGGGTTATAAGCACCTCAATGTCTGGGTTGGCAGCAATCATGGCTATCATTTCAATTTGGGCAGGCAATAACTTGATGCCAAACTGCTCTTCTACAAATTGTTCAATTTTCAACATGGTCGCACCTCACGTATATTTCACTTTTCCATAGTGCCTGCTTGCGCTGACTGTCAATACGACTGATGATACCACGCTTGGCTGCACGTTTGAATACGCCGCCTAGTGGTGTGTAGTCGTCTAAGCCGTACCCTGCACTTTCTAGAAAGATAATGAGTATGTCGCCAACAACGTACTGGTTGTCACGTGCCAGGGCTTCTAACAGCTTGTCTGCTGCATCACGCCAGGCTTGTGTTTTGCCATCCATATTATTTTTCATCCTCTAACCTCTTTTCAAAAGTCGTGCGAAGTATCTCACGTTCAGGATGCCGGTTGGTAAACTCCGTCAGTATGGTAGTTGTTGCTATTAACAAACTAGGTGCTTTGACATAACCAACCGTATGCTTATGGGCATCACCAAAGTCAATTTCATATAGGTAAGTCACTTCTTTATACCAGCTTCCACGATTAGCTTTGCTAATGAAATGTATTTTTCACCTTGTTTTTCGGCTTCGTCAATAATGCTACGCCATTCATCCAGGGTGCGCCACGCAACATAATAGTGAACTGCTGCTTTGGCAGCTTCAGTGGCAACAGTTTGGCTATGGTTCAATCGGTCAGCAATTACTTCGTCAGTAACATAGCGGTCAAGTTGTTTTTTAGTGAACAACCGCACTACTTTGCCCTCCCAGCCCTACGATTTTGGCGTTGGCGTTTATTGAGCTGGCGGCGACTTGGCTTTTTGCTCTTATTTTCTTTGAGCCATGCCTTACGTTGCTCTGGGGTCTGTGGCTCTAAAATTGTTTGCTCTTTTGGTGTAATCCGAACCATGCCTAAATCAGCACGTTGTTGCACGGTCATAGCATCAAACTGTTCTTGGGTATATAGTTCGCCAGTTTCGGTACTTGCCATATCAAACCTCCAATTCGTTGGTTAAACCACTTAAATAAAATTCATCGCCGGTGTGCAGGTATGTTTCAAGCAACTCTGCATTCTCTTCTGTGGCTGGATAAAACTTGCCGTCTACTTTGAAAACCAAAATCACTTCGGCATTTTTACGCCAGACTTTGCCTACTAATTGAGCCATACGGATCACCCATTGCCCTTTCTCAGTTGCCTAAGTGCCACATTGATAGCGGTGTCTTCGTTTTTAAGTACTATTGTTGTGCCACGCATGGTGCTATCAACGAGTATGCCAGCATCGTACATGAGCTGTGCCAGCTTGGTGGCTTTGGTGTAGCCTACTTTCATTTGGCTGCTCAGTATGATTGCATCGGCATAGCCGGTACGGACTGTGATTGTTGCAGCCGTTCTAACTTCGTCTTTGGTCAGTGGCTTTTTGAATAGATCAATATGCGCTTTCATCGCAATTCTTCTCTATGCACTCTGTCTAAAAACGTTTCGTCAGTTAGCTTGGCTAAATTAGCCCGTAGAAATTGCTGGCGGCGGCGGTGAGCCTCCCATCTTTTGAACAAATTAGTTATACGGTCAATCATTTTTTTGTTACCTTTTTTCGGCTTTTAGGTTTTACATGGTCAATTAGCATTGCTGCTTTCAAATCGTCTGGGTGTGTTTCCAGCATCAAATCTAGCCCATCGTCAATTTGTTTGCCGGTGAGCTTCTTAGGCATGAGCTTATTAACGGCTTTGTGTTTTACGCCAAGCACAAGCCCTGCATCTACATCAGCAGTGCGATAGATGTTTGCGATTTGAAAAAACTTATCGTAGTCTTCACTGCTAAGACCAACTGCCCAGTCCAGCACTGAGTCAAAATTTACTGGATCACTCGGCTCTAAAATTGCCGGTAAGACAATCGGCTTTGGTGTCCGTTTAAATAATATATCCCTCAACCCCATTTTTCCCTCCAACTCTTATGGTTATACAGCCAGTATAGCATAAACTCCCTACAGTTTGTCAAGCATTTAGATGTGCAATAACATTGTCGGCAATTTCATCTGTTAAACCGTCTTCCCAAGTCGTGCGAAATAGGTGCTGCCCCCAAAGAAAATCATAACTATCGTCTAAAATTGCGTAGTGTCGCACGCCTGGGTGTCGCTCTAGCCATTCTTTGATTTCAAAGCCTCTGTATACCATTCCCCAAACTGCACCACGTTGTAGGTCAGTTGTGCAGTCCATGAACTCACAAACTTGCTGTTCTGCCCAATCTTTGCTTTCTGGGAATAGTCGCCAGCTGCTAGATAGCACGACTTTGCAGCCGGTTTCTGCAATGATCCGGCGCACACGGGCTGCCAGTTCTGGTTTGATACCTATGAATTTTGTTTTGCCCTGGCGTTCACGTGTTCGGCGGTTATTGCATACTCCGTCAATGTCTAGAAATAGAATTTTGATATGTTGCTTCACGTTTGTTTTCCTCAAAGTTACGGTTGCCCTGTAATATCCAGCTGTATACCAATAGGCAATAAGCAACTAGCAATAGAATAATTATAGCCCACAATAGTTTTTTCATGTTACCGCAAAAATTCTTTCAAATACAGCCTGAATAACATTAGTAGTAACTGCATTACCACACATTTTGTACCTCTGCGTATCTGATATTTCGCCCCCCCCCTCGGCGTACTTAGTCCAGTTGTCAGGGAATGCCTGCAACCTTTCACATTCTACTGGGGTCAATCTTCTTATAATACCCTCTATCATAACGCCGTGCTTGTCTGCTGCCGTCAAAGTATGGGCTGGCTCACCATCTGGCTTAATTCGCCTACCATTCTGTTTTTTATTTAAGCGATCTGGGTTTTGTACTGGCTGAACGGTGTACTGGTGCATACCAGTGTCTAGAGTATTGGCGATGCCTCTGCCAACACGCCCACGCCGTGTTTTTGAGTTGGGTTGGCTTAGATTTATGCTATCGCCTACGCTGGCTTCCGCATAACCCTTTTTTGTGGCTTCTGGCACATATATTACTGGTTGCCCACTTCCATCATTTCTGGCACGTGCAGGTAATGTTGGTGCTAGACCTGATTTCATTTCTCTAAATCCCTCACCATCTTTGTGGGTGCGAAGAGTGCCGACTAAAACACCAGGTCGTTCTTGGTTCGCCAGCCCTTTGAAATAATTGGCATCCAGTGTGCCGACACGCCCATCTTTGCGTTTGCGGTAGCCGCTAGGCTCACGCCTAGTTAAATCTACTAATTCGCCCTGGCTTGATGTTGGGCTAATAGTTTCTGCATTGACTGTTCGGATAGGAAATACTTTTGGTCTGGTTGATCCTCTAAGATGTCCGACAATGATAATACGTTCTCTGTTTTGGGGTACACCGAAATCTTTGCTGTTAAGCACTTGCCATTGGCAGTCGTACCCCAATTCATCAAGCGTGGTGATGATGGTTTTGAAAGTTCTGCCATTGTCGTGGTTAAGAAGCCCTTTGACATTCTCAAAGACGAATAGTCTAGGCTGTTTTGTTTGCAAAATTCTTGCCAAATCAAAGAAGAGTGTGCCTCTGGTGTCATTGAAGCCGCCTCTTCTACCTGCGATGCTAAATGCTTGGCAGGGGAAACCGCCAACGATGCAGTCAAAGTCTGGCAGCGTTTCAGCTTTAATTTTTGTAATATCCCCATAGTTTTTGACCCCCTTAAAATGTTTTTCGTATACCTGCACGGCGTATTTATCTACCTCACTGTAACCCACTATTTCAAGTGGACCACGTTGTTTGGCGGCGTTGTTTATACCAACCTCAAACCCACCAATGCCAGTGAAAGTGCTAAATATTCTCATGCTTTTGCTGCGCCAAGTACGTTTTCTTTGTAGAACTTTTGCGGCGGCTTGCAATTTTTGAGCGCACTAGCCATATATTTTTGGCTGATGCCACGTTTATCTGCAAATTCAAGCAGCTCAACAAAGCCAGCCTGACCATTTACGTTAATAAACTCCTGAGCTTTGCGCCGCCAGTACGGGTGGTATTTACCAAAACCAAACTTTACTAGCTTGTCGTCTATCCATAGAGTTGCCCCACTGACAACCTCTTTGACTTTTTCAACGAATTTATAAGTACCGGCTTTGACCATTGAACATAGCTTTGCAAAGTACCGGCTGGGTGTTTCTTTGGTAAGTGCTACCTCAATCATTTTGCCCCATTCTTCTGCCTTACCAGCTTTTTCAAGCATGATCTGCACGGACCGGTAGAACGGTAGAAAAGCCTGATTATCAATCAGTTGTGCTGCATCCCCAATTTTAGATAACATAGTTTTATTTCTTTGGTCACTAACTTTGTAAGACATTAAACCCTCCAATTCATTTGTCTGAACTCCAATGTACCATGAGCAATTATTAAATATCAAATGCGCTTGTGAATAAGTGCCACATTTCAGGGTAAAACCTGTGCAAAACTATAGGTGTTTCTATATAGTGTATAAATTTGTTCTAAAAGAACATTCTATATAGTATCTAAAATGCGTGTAATAACAGGGGTAATTGCTTTGCGTATCTTGTACTTGTGGAAGTCCAGCATGTTGGTAACCTTGCCGTCTTGTCGTACTACAAAGAATTCGTGGGCTGGGTATGAATAGTATTTGTTTTTGATTGTGTTAATCATGAATACATAGTAGCACGAACTAGAACTTTTGTCAATAGCCCACCCCAAGCAAACTTGACATGCTTAACGACCTGTCTGTTATACTCGGCAGGTAACTTTAATATGGAGTAACAAGTAGAGCCACGCTAACGACTGTCACATGAGGCTCATGATTATGAAACGTCTAACCACACTAGCAGTGGCAATCGCATTGCTCACAACGCCTGCCACCGCACTAGCTCAACCGGTTAGCAACCAAACCGATCTAGACAAACTTTTTGGCAACAATCTATACGAATTAAAGCCTTTGGCTATATCTACCCTGGTAGCAGAACCAAAGCCCACCAAGCCAGTTGAACCACCAAAGCCAGTGGTATACACGGTGGTTGATGGCGACAACCTAACTAAGATTGGTACTGCGCACAACGTAGAGTGGCAACGCCTGTGGGCTAAAAACACTCAGCTGACCAACCCAGATATTATTCACCCAGGCGACCAAATAACTGTTCCTGAGCCGTCTGAGGTGCTTGCAAGAGAAATACCAGAACAAGTGCAGTTACCCAAAGAAACTCCTGGTGTAGCCCCTCAGCAAAGCTATGACGGCAGTAATACATACGACTATGGATATTGCACATGGTACGTGAAGAACCGGCGTGGTGCTTCTATCCCTAACACACTGGGCAACGCAAACATGTGGTATTGGAATGCACAAAAGCAAGGCTTGCCGGTTGGTACTGAGCCACGACCTGGTGCAGTCGGCACTACTACCCGTGGCGCACTTGGTCATGTGGTCTATGTTGAAAGTGTTGATGGTGGTGGTAAAATCACAATCTCTGAAATGAATGCGCTTGCCGGTTGGGGCAACGTCAATACACGGACCGCTAACGCTTCTGAGTTTGTATATATCTACTAACTAGCTTGGCATGGCAGATCAGGCACTTTCCTGGTGCTAACTGGCTATAGTGCTGTTCGCACTCATAAATAATCATGCTGCACCATCTGGCGGCGTGGGGAATGTCAGTATTAACGTAAGTGCGGTTTCACCCACTTGCCGCTGATGATTTAGTCTTCGCAACCAAACACGTTTTTGCAACTCTGGGTATTCGTCAATGTAGAGTACGTTTTCTATGTTTGGTTCTTTATCCATAAGCATAGTATAGCAGTGCTGGTGCTAGGGGCAGGTGTTTCACTCTGCTAATCAAGGGTGTACTTTCCCTGTCACTGCTTATAGGCAATCGCTTTTGATTTGCATATCCCTAGCACAATCATTATAGCAAAAGCACCCTACCGGCTTTATGCCAACGGGTGCTTTTTTGTTGCCGAATTGGAGTTCTGAGCTAATGCGTGTCTTACGGCGCATTAACCTGTTGGCGATTATACACTAACCCTCTGACTAGAACCACCAGCAGTTTTGTAGTTTTTAGCGTAGTTGAGCGCACCATAATGGCAGAAAGCTGCACACTCAGTCGGGTCAATCTGAAAGTCTGGGTTCATGCTTGAATAACCAAACGCCCCGTCTTTACCAATGCTACGCTTCTTGGCTGTTTTAATGCTGCCATTTAATGCTGGTTGGTCAAAATGCGTGAGTTGCTGCGTTTCAATAGCAGTCTGAAAGCCACCATAAGCCGCACCAGCCTGTTTAACGTTTGGTGTGAGTATCTTTCTACTAATTCGCCTATCGGTGCGTACAAGCTCTTCTACAAGCAGCTGTGTGCCACTTGCGCCGTCTATTATGACTTTGGCTGCCATACGCCAACGCTTTTTATCCTGCCCAGATGCTTTGGCAAACAACCAATTTGTTATCCAGCTTGTACCGGCACTCATAGGTTTACGCTCAACCAGCTCAACGTGCGGTATATCGTTCGGCATGTAGATGCCAATGCCCAGACTGACTGCGCTGCCGTCTGGGGCAAACTTCACACAGTACACATATCTGGGGCTAGGTTCTAGCGTTACCTTTTCAATAGACAGCTGTGACCATAGTTCATCACTAATGGCACGTTTGCTTTCTTTGCCTGCTATCCAGCCCAGACGCATTTTGTTGAAACTGTCTATCGCCATATCTTTGGCTTCGTTACGGACCGCCATTAACATCAGGTGGTAGCCCAGTGACGGGTTGGCATCGTACCAAGCCTCTTCATCGCTTGGATCAGTAAGTAACTCAACGGACCACTCCTGCCAGCAGGTTTCATGGTCTTTGCCGTCAATAACGTTCTGCCTAATACGAATGAACACCGTGCCCTGCCCACCACCACTTGGTGGCGTACCGGCACGGATGATTTGTTGGTTCTGGCTTTTACCGGCTGAAATGGTGGGTAGCAACGCCTCCTGCTGCGCATCGGTTTCTTCTTGGGCTTCGTCTAGGATCAGCGTATCGTTGGTCGTACCCAAGCCGCCGGTTCGGGTTCGGGTTCGGAATACACAACGCCCACCGTCACGCAATTCTAGGTAGTCTAGGCTCTTTGGCTCTTTATCAAACTCCTGCGTTAGCAGGTTGCGTATCTCTTCTTTTGCTGAATAAAAGAACGTCTGCACACGGCGTTTAACTTCATCAACTGTTTTGTCAGAGTGGGCGGTATAAATTAGGGCTTCGTTCATGAAGATCATGCCGCCAATAATACGGGCAATAATAATCTCGGTCTTACCGTTCTGGCGTGGCACAAGCAGCCCAACTTTGGGGTTTGACCATTTCCAGCGTTGTTCATCATCATCCCAATACACAGCCAGCCAGCGCAATATGATTGCTTTCTGCCAGTCCAACAGCTTGATGCCGTAGGCTTCCATAAGCTGCAAGGTTTTATCAGCCAGCCAAACGTCACCATTATTGAATTGATCTAGGCGTGGCTTCTGATTGCCGTAACGCTTCTTTTTAGTTTTAACCATTGGTTGCCTCCACATCTTCTATAGTCACTCTTGATGCAAAGCTAGTGTGCCGTGCGCCGCCACCGTTTTTGCTTGGGCGTTTTGCTTTAATATCACCCATATCAGACATTAGCGCACCTAGCGTTGTTTCAGCCTTTGGTGCTTGCCTACGCTTGTATATTTCTATCTGGGTCATAACTTCCATCATTTGGGCTGACAGCTGCCCAGCATCACGTGCGCCAGTACCCTCAACCATTTTCTTAGCAAGCATCTGGCGTATTCCCTCTAGCACACCAAGCCGGTCATTGGCATTGGCAAAATCTACAATGGTTTTTTCTTGCTTGCCAGTAGTAAGACCAGCACGGTGAATGTTTTTAATTCGGCTTGGGTTAATCATCATGTCACGCCAAAATGACAGTGCAGCGTATGCCTCTGCCGGTAGAATGTCTAGCCCCGTGTCAGATAGAATTTTGAGTTTATTGACCGGCAATGTTTTGAAATAGTTTAGCCAGCCGTCATAGTCGGCATGATTTTTTAGAGTTATCTTTAGGTTTTCTTCATTCCACTCTTCGGTCATGCGCAAGAATGTTGCTTGCTTCTGTTTCATGAACCATGCCATAAACTGCATATCGGTTATTTTGGGTTGAGCAACTTTTTTGTTCGCTTTCTGGGCTGGTTTTTTGACAGCCTTAGTAGCCTTACCGTTTTTTGTAACGGGTTTCTTCGGGGCTAAAGCCCCACTGTCACCAACAGGCTTGCTACTTTTTTTGGGCATAGTAAAAAGCCTGGGTTATTCTTCTGACTCAGATAGTTCAAAGTGATGCCCACACTCTGGGCATGTTACCTCATGATTTTTATAGCTGTTACCGTTGTTGCCAGGCATATCACCGCCAGTCTTGAACTTAGGCACACCCCAGTCTTGCAACTGTTCGGCGTTCCATTCGTTGGCAATTTTATCAGTATCCCATTCACCGTGATGAATGTTATCTTTGGCAATGAATTCGTCTTTTTTAGCTTGGCTCAGGTTGAACACCTGTTTTACGGTGACTTCTGCATAACCAAGCTCTTCTAACGCATAACAGCGTTTGTCACCTGCTAAGATCAGGTTGTTTTCATCAACTACAATTTCCCGTAACAGCTTCATTTCTGGGAACTCTTTTAGGGAGTCCATCAGCTCACGGTGTTTTTTGCTCTTGATGTATCGTGGGTTACGTTCGTTATGGACCAGCTCTTTGAGTGGCATAACTTTAATCTCAACATAGACCTCTTTTGTAGCCATTGCATCTTCCCCTTTCTTAACCGAGTAGTTCTCGTATATGCGTTGGTTGCCTATGGTGATTATAACATAACCAATAAGTGTATAATAAAAGTATTCAAAGGAGGGAAACAGTGCCAGGCTTAGATAGATTTCCAAAGAAAACCTGCAAATTTTGTCAAGACCCAAAACCAAATCACTTCCCATACGCTTGCCCAGCCAACCCCAAAGTTGCGCTGAAACGCAAAGTCGGTATGAAGCGCACACCATTAAAAAAGGTGGGCAAACAAACTAAACAGTGGTTTATAACCCGTGCCACCTGGATCAGAAAGAACCCACCAGATGGTGATGGCTTTTGGTATTGCTACTTGCGAATACACCCCTGGTGTACGCCAAAGCTCACAGTAGACCCAGAGAAGCTAAGCTGGGGGATTGGTATGCTGACGTTGGACCATGTAGTATCACGAACCCGTGACGGTACTAAAAAGTTCACCCAAGCCAACCTACAGCCAGCCTGTGGCTACTGCAACGAAATGAAAGGCAGCCGGTCACTTGACCAAGTAAAACCACCTGTCGTATAATAAATGTATTCAGTCTTCAAAACCAAAACTGACCAATAAAAAAGACCGCTTTGCGAGGGCGGTCTTTTTGGTTACTAATTAAATACGTGGTTTGTTGTTGCGTGTAACAGCACTGACTATGAGTAAAAGTATGATAGCCCCAATGACAGCAGCCACAAAACTACCAAAATCAAAAGTATCAGCATCATGAGGAAACAAAAACCCTCCAATGAACGCACCGATGATACCAACGATTACGTTGCCAACTACGCCTAGTTGCCCGTCTTTACCCACTACAATGCTGGCTAACCAACCGGCTAGTCCACCGAAAACGATCCAAGCTAACACCGTCAATAACATGTTGAACCTCCTTTAATGCGCAACATTATAGCAGATTTATTTTTTTGCAACAGTAATTTAGTTCTCAGGTTTGCTGACGTTTGAACCAGCAAGAGTACCGGCAAATGTTACTTCACCTGCCCAGATTAAACTAAACCAATACGGCAAAATGTGAATGTCTGGCATGGTTAGGACCGCAACTATCGGTGACATAATGCCGGTGAATAGATAGATTGCCATGCGGTATTTTGGTGGTATGCGCTCAATCATGCTACAAACCTAGCTTACGATTTACTAATGCTTGAACCGTGCCGTAATTGTAACCGGCGGCAGTCAAGCGATCTCTGCGTTCGTCACCGTTGCCCCAGTCACCATGAATGACTTGGTTAGCCACAGTATCGTCAGATGCTTTGCCTACGCTAGTTTGACCAAGCCGTTGATTGACAATGCTTTGTACGGCGTTGTAATCATATCCTGCGGCTACTAAGCGGTTGCGGCGATCATCGCCATTACCCCATGCGCCAGCCAATACTTGGTCAGCAAGCTGGTCATTGTTGGCACTGGCTGGTTGAGCATCAGAGTATGCAAGTTTGTTATTGACGATTTTCTGAATGGTAGCGTAATCGTAACCAGCTGCCGCTAGGCGGTTCTGGCGGTCAGGGTTATTACCCCAAGCCCCTGCGATTACTTCATCAGCAATTTGCTCATTACCTTTGCGTGGGGCTTCTGTGTTGCCCACACGACTGTTTACGATGGCTTGGATGGCATTATAGTCGTATCCGGCTGCAACAAGCCTCTCACGGCGTTCTGGGTTGTTTCCCCATTGACCGGCTAATACCTCATCAGCCACTTGGTCATTGCTCTTGTCTGGCTGTGGGGTTGGCGTACTGCCGCCACCTGAACCACCGTTTACACGATCTGCAAGCTCTTGCAAACGTGCGTACAGCTGCCCAGGGCAAGCCGTTGATTGAAAGTCACGATGACCGAATAGGTTTACACCTACTTTGAGTGGCAATAGACCACGCCTGCTGGCAATATCACGGACCAGTTCTACTAGCGTTTCAAATGTTTCACCGGCAATATCCCAGTTAGGACCACCGCTAGAGTTTACGTTTTCAATACCGATAGATGTTTGGTTAGCAGGATAGTTGCCACAGTGCCAAGCGGTGTTGGCTTCGCTAACGTACTGATCTACGTTGTTGTTGCGACCAACGCCATAATGCGCTGACGCTTCACGGTCACCATTAAAAGTACGGGCAATGCCGTCAAAATCAGTGGTTGCAGCGTGGTGAACAACTATTTTGTTCACTGTCTTACCACCACGACCTACATCAAAATGCTTTGTTACTGGGTTCTGCCGTAGTGAATACATCTACTCTTCTCCCTCTTCGCCACGACCCATAGTTTCTAGTTCGTCTGGGTGAATTTCCCCGTTGTTGTTTTCGTCAGCCATAATTTCCCTCCAATTATTTATATAAGCATTATACCACGTATGTCTACCAGGGGTTTGATTGAGGTACTTGATTGACCACCTGGACCTGTTCATAATCTGAGTCCATTCTATTGCCCTTTTTGCGGTTACAGACATTGTGAGTCAGTTGCAAGTTTTCCAGGGCGTAAAAAGCACCGCCACGTGATCTAGGCACAATGTGGTCTACCTCAACCGATAAGCCATTCCACACGCCAGTCTTGGCATCTTTCATCGGTATAGTGACATCAATGTATTTATGGCAGATCGCACACACTGGGTCTAGTGAAGCAATCGCACGCCTGCGTGCTGCTTGCCACTCAGTATTGTTTAGCTTCTGTTCACGGGGCTGGAAGTCCATAGCCCGAACTAACTCTGGGCGTTATATTCAATCATACAAGATATGACCCAAATCGTGCCGCTAATTGCTTGGTTAATGTTCCAGGCAAATGCTAGGTGGTTGTCAGCTGCTACACTGGCTGCTGGTATGGTCATTGTAGCTTCTCTTGAAAGGTTGGCTGTGAATGCCAGCGTTCCAGTTCCAACCGCACTTGCTACGTTCCATAGAGGGCTAAAACTAGCACCAAGTGCTTTAGAGTTCAGATAGTAGACACCACTTTTTGACTGGGTTTGATCGCTAAACATAACTAAAATAATTCTTACGTCACCGCCTGCATAATCTTTTGGTAAGTTCGCTTGACCACGAACAAACCCTGACGGCGTACCAGTAAGTGATACTTCTGGTGAACCTAGGTTGTGAGTTGCGGCTGCACCACCACTACCGTCAGCCTGCATAGGCATAACTACACGGCGTGTAACGCCTGGGAAGCCGGTAGGGGTGGCTTCGTAACTGAAAGCTGGGCGGTCAATAGGTACGTTTGTAATCGTATAGGATGTGTTTCCGCCAGCACTAACAACGGTAACAGTTGTATTGGTTGAGAATGCGGTTGCCGTGACTACAAAATACTTGATTGAGCCACCCTGATAGAGTGCAATCTTAGTGCCTAGTGGGAATTGTGAACGTACATCTACGCCTGCAATAGCAAATGATAATGAACTTACGAAAGCCCAAGTGTATAGATCGTCATAAGTCCAACCAGCTTGCAAAATACCTTGCGCCATAATTCGTAAATCGTCAATAACTGAGTTAGTAATACTGGTTGCGCCTGCTGCTACACGCACACGGGCTAGTTTGATGTATGGGTTACTTGCACCTACTGCTGACTGAATAGCGGCGTTTGATGGGTCTGCTGGGCTACCTGCTGGTGTACCGGCAATCACTACAAGTTTTACAACACCGTTTGTGTTGTTGCTAACACCAGTGCTTGGCGTAACCGCATAATCAATATACATAACAACAATGTCACGGCGTGGGTTGCTGACATCGGCAGTGGTAATAACTACGTTGGTAATGGCATCTGCCCAAGCTGGGTGACCGTATGTGCCATCACTGCGTGGGATCATCGCATCACCTATGGAAACATCAACGCTCATGTTTGCACCAGCACCACGCTGGCTAACGGCTAGACCGGTTTCTACCTGCCCTTTAAGACCTTTTAGCAATGCACGTAAATGCCCTGCTTCGCTAGTCCTACCGCCATCTCTGTTTGATGTTGCTAAACTCATGTTTACGTTCTCCTTATGCTATAATATCAGATTTTTATAAATTAGTAGTAAAGAAAGTGCCAGGGCTACTTGCCCAGAAATAGAACTTGATATTGACTAACGGATTGGGAAAGAAGTCTGAGCCGCTAACACTAACCAACCAGCTCTGTGTACCTATAGCACTATCCACGTTTTCACGCTCTACATCTACTTGAACACTGCTGATACCACCACCGCTTGCCTCTGTATATGTATACTCCATTTTATAGACAACGCCACGTGCGCCCTGATCGTCTGGCTGAAAAGTTAATCTGAACCTAGTGTTTCTAAACGTAACGCCGGTCATTGTTTTGTCAGAGGCATTTGCGCTGAACACACGATACATACGCACGCTATCCTGTCCTGAACGGGCGAACTGCTTGTACTCTTCAATATCTTTAAGAAGACCCTTGAAATCGGCTATAAACTGTTCATTTGGTGGTATTCGGTCATTGCTCATTAATTCAACTCCGTAACTGATATTTGCACATCATCGTTCGCCACAACATAGGCTTTGATATATTGCAGGTTCAGTGGGCGGCTAATACCGGCAAAGTCACCACCACTAAATGATACAGTCCAGCTCTGTATGTTTTCACCGCCTGGGGCTTGCGCATCGGGATAGAAGAAACAGTTAAAGTAGGTTACACCGGCGTAAATTTCGTTGATGTAATCTATGATCGTGTGCCGTGCGGCTGTGGGGCTGTTGATGCGATGTTCTGCAATTAGGTCGGCAAATAGCACGTTTTGAGTTAATGCTGTTGCGGTAACCCGAATAATTTTTGTACTCACATAGGCAGCCTGTGGGCTTTGTGGTGGTATGCCGCCCCAGTCAAACACATTGCCACTATCTTTTTTGTAGAACAACACGCTGTCGCCACCAATAAACTGTGACTGCTTTAATTCACGCATGGCTTTTATTGCTGCAATTACCCTATTTTGCAATTCTGCGCTGGTGGCTATGTCTATTCGTTTATCATCCATAATTAACCTACGGTGCTGTCTGATTAACTGATATTGTGCCATCGCTAGTACCGGCAGCATAAACCTTGATGAAGTACGGCAACGTGCCAAACACGTTAAAACCAAAAGTCCACCGGTACTGGGTTTGGTTGCCACTATAGCTTTTATCAAAGTCTGGGTTGTTATCAAACATGAATGCACTATTTACGCCATCGTCATAGCCAAAGAAACCGTTTGCCAATTCACGAACCTTGTTATTGACACCCGTGCCACCAAAACGAATATCTAGTTGCACGTTTTCAACTGGGTATGGCTGTTTGCCGCTGGCAGTAAATATAATCTGAAAGTCACGGTAGCCTGGGTCACCACCGCCATTGCTAGCACTACTACTTATATCCCATGCATTGGCTGTCTGCACAAAATAACCACGCAAGCCAGCAACGCCGCTATAACGTTGCTCATTTTTAAGTTCTGTTAAATCATCTTCTGCTTGCTTTAGAAGTGTTGCAAGTTGGTTTACTGGGTCTAAGTCTAATCTTGTCATAAGCCATAATTATCCACCGTAATTGCAATATCTTCGGCATCGTTTTCGTCTAGACCAACAGCCAGCCTTTCAACCCTGTATGTGTCGTCAAGCGGCAATGCAGTATGACCAACCACTTCAACGGGTACTCGGTCACCTATGCCCAGCACATCTAGATTAGCAAGTGCGCCGCTAACATTGAATGTAGGTAGTTCAAGAATGTTTTTGACTTTTTGTAGGTAACCGTAGGTGTTTTCGTCAAGTGTCTGCTGCTCTGTAACGCTGTTGAAACTTATAATTTTTTGATGTGTTTTATAGTTGCCACGACTTACTGCATCGCCAGTTTCAACACGCAACGCCTCTTCACCAAAGCCTGAGCCAAGCCCAATAATATAGTTCCAAAGATTTGTGGCAGTGTGAGCCACCTTGCCGCTTCTAATGTTGTATGGATAAGTGAACTTCATATCAGGGCGATTGCTGCCAATTTGCCCAAATGTTTCTATGGACCGGTCATAGTTAAATCGGAAATCAAAATTGCCGTCACTCAGATTAGTTAGGTTTACCAACCCGTCACGCACGTTTTGATCTGTATATCCACGGTCACTTAGCAAGCCCGTGCTGTATTGTGAAACGCCAGGATCAACACCGAAGTCATTTGTGGCATCGCCCAGCTGTGTTGTAGCAATGAGGTCTAGAGCAATGGCTACACGTTCTACTTGGGTATATGTTTTGGTAACGTATCGGTCACCAAACAAGTCTAAGAAGCCGGTAGCTCTCACCTCTACGGTAATACCACTCTCTTCAAGTGAATAAGCCATATCAACTACGTGAACGCCAAAATAGTAGTTGCCGTTGCGTTTTACCCTAATATCGGTTACATAGGCTTCTAGCACTGCTTGCGGCACTGCGCCCAGCTCTAGGCAGTAATCTTCAAATGCTGTTAGGCTCATGGAAAAACTAAGTTCTTCACTACCATTTCTGGTGAGTGAAAAACTGCGGTTCTGCATTAGCTTGGTAATATCACCTACTTGTGAGCCGTTTATCCAAAGCTCAAACTGGTACTTTGGCACTGGTGTACTCATGCTAGATACCTCTTACGCCATTGCGCCAATAAATATCAGCTGTAATGGTATCACCGCCACTGTCGCTATTTAGAACGATTGAGTTTGCGCCCTCTTGCAAGCCCCACCAAACACTGTCACTGGTTTTGCTGCCAATAATGTTTGCGCCATTCAGGGTCACAGTACGCTTCGCCATATCAATAATTACCAAGTCACTGGCTACCATGTTGATGTTCAGCTTAAATCGTTCACCAGTAGTCTGATTAGTAATAACGGGGTTGGCGGCTTGGTTATGCAGCTCAATGCGTGGCAAGTACATCGCTTCACCGCTGTTGGTAACGACTGTTGGTGAACTACCACTTGCCCAGTTTACTGGCAAATCATATGGCGTAACATAACCACCCTGCGTAACACGACTTACTAAGGCGTGCTGTTCATCGCCACCGTCTGTTGAATAAAATAATGGGTCACCGGCAGTAAGCTGAATTAAAACGTCACTGGTACGCCCACGCCTGCTATATTCAAGTTTTAGGTCTGTTACATTTGCATCAATTAGAAAAGTATCACCGGCAAAAGTCGTAATTTCTACGGGTATTGCTTCCCCAATCGTCAAGGCATCAATGACAGAAGATCGATCAAGTTTATGCTGTTCTTTCGTGCCGTTGTTTTTGCCAATCTTGCCAGTCAGGTTAATCGTGCGAAAACCATAGAACTGGTCAGTTACCATGCCGCCAGACTTGCCACTGAATAAGAAGCTAGAGGTGCGAATGTCAGCTGAACCTAGACCGGTAACGCCCAAGATATGGAATGCTGTATCATCGGTTTCTGCGCTAAATCTCAGTATTTCGTTTAGTAGTATATTCATTTTATCGCCTTATATCCCACGCTAATTGAGTGGCAACCTTGTCTAAATCTACTTGATCGTAGATATTGTTATTCTGTACTATCTGTGGCATGCCTGCAACTTGCCCATCTTGCCAGCCTTTTGCAGAAGCCCCACTTGATGCGTAAGCTAGTTGCGAATTAATGCCACCAGTAAGTGGGGCTAACACTGAGTCAGTAATGTTGCTCACCGCACCTGCGACTATGCCCTGCCCTTTATTAAGACCGTTCACCAAGCCATCAGTGATGTTGCCACCAAAGCCTGCAAATACCTTAGACGGTGAGCTAATGCCCAATGCTGACTTAAATGGACCTTGTATCCAACCAGGCAACTTGTCTAAGAAAAACTTACCGATTTTTGATAATAATGAGCCAGCACCATCAAGCAAACCCTGTATTAAATCTTTGCCTGAGTTGTAGAGTAAAGAACCCATGTTGCCAAGCGCACTAACTATTTGCCCTGGCAACCCTTTTATGAAGTTTACTGCCGTACTAAACGCATTTACTATGAAGTCTTTTGCACCCTGGAATTTGTCTTTAATAAAATCTACTGCGTTGCCAGCAAATTCTTTAATTGTATCCCAATTTTTTATAATTGCCAGAACTGCCAAACCAATCGGACCAGTCAGGATACCTAACAAAAGCTGCCAGTTATCTTTGACCCAATTAAAACCAGTCTGAATTGCCGCCCAGACAGTGCCTACCACATCCCCGAATGCTTGGAATACCTTTTTGCCAGTTTCGGTTTGCGTAAAGAAGTATACTAAACCAGCCACTAAAGCTGCTATAGCGATTACTACTAGCCCAATGGGGTTCATTGCCATTACAGCGTTAAAAAGGGCTTGTGCTATGGTCATAATCTTTGTTACGGCTGCCCATGCAGTCAGGGCAGTAACAATAGTGCCTATCGCTATTGCTATTGGGGCGAATATATCACTGTTGCTGGATATGAAATTTACTACGGGAACGATTGCTTTTAGTATGGCTTCAAAACCTTTGCCTATGTTTGTGATGGCATCGGATACATTCTTCTGCCCTACAGCTTGAATAATTGCTGCCATGCCACGGGTAACAGCCGTCTGCATGTTTGTAATGCCCGTGCCAATACCGGCTGTTGCTTCCCTAGCTTGTGAGTCTAGTGATGCTAGACCGCCACCACCATTTTTATTCAGGTTTACCAAATCGTCTGCTAGTTGCTGTGGGTTAGCAGAATAGAGCTTATAAAGTTCATCGGCAGTTTTGCCAGTTGCTTTCTGTAGCCCCTGCAAAGCCGTAGGCATACGGCTCAGAGCCGCTTGTATAGTAGTGACTGGCGCACTGCCACCTGATATTGCTCTAGTCAGGCTTTCCATGACAATTTGAGTATCCTGGGCGTTTCCACCTGTGGCTAATAGTGCGTTGTTCATTGCTAAGAACGTATCAGTGGCTTTGCTGGCTGGAAGCCCAGCTGCTATAAACTGCTGCACCCCTGCTGCACCGTCTTGCAAGGTTGTTGGTAATCCCCGTAACGACTTATCAAGTTTATCTGTGGCTGCTTTGGCTTCGTCAGAGCCAACACCCATAGCCTTTAGTACTCTAGGGAATGCGTTTAGGGTATCAACACGGGCAATCGCATCATTGAAAGCACCGCTTAGTACATTCATCGCCTTGTTAGCGGCTGTTGCCACTACACCAGCCACAGCACCAGTTAGGATAGCCGACTTAGCACTGAATTCGCCACCAAACTGATCGGCAAAGTTTGACCCAGAGCCTTTAAGCCCACCAGAAATTTTGCTTTGAATGCCCGTCATGTTCGGGGCTATTCGTATGTAAGCTGTTCCTATGTCTGCCATTTGATGCGTTTCTACCTTTTATTAATTGCCGGTATTACCGCACCGTGGCGTAGTATTTATATTGCAAATTATACCATAAGCTGTTAGACACGCCCAGCATCCCTTGCCTTGACTAAAGCCATGCGACCAACATAGTTTGCGTGCGCATCTAACCCACCATCGGAAGTGATAGTTGCAATAGCACGCCGCCCTCTTCTGATCGTGCCTACTACAGTTGCCACACTAATTTCTGGTGGGTTGGTAGACATACTATTTGCCATTGACTGCGCACGGGCGGCGATTGCCATACCGGATTGGTTTATCAAAGGCTTTGCCAGTTCAGTCAGAATGATTTGCGCTGCCGCTGTGTCTAAGTAAAAAGATGATTGACTGCTCATACCAATAGTATACCCCCTCACACGTATAGGCGCACTCCCCTGCTTTGCCTGGGTGTCGGCTGAAATGCACTTGTCATCTGGTCAAGTTTATGGTCTTGGGGGCAGGGAAGTGGTCGCCACCCCTGTTAAGTGTTGTATTCAGTACAATGCCACTTTTCTGCTAAAAAAGCCAGCAGGGGAGTGGTTTTAGGCTACTTTCGGGGTCTAGAAAGTAGATGTTTAACTTCATCAACGTCAAGGGCAACAGTATCTTTCTTGATACCCTCATCGCCCATAGCTTTCTTCATGAAATCTGGTACAAATATCTTTGGATGTGGGGTTTGCTTGTGCTTCTTTACGCCCTCATTTGAGTTTTGCCATATGATTGTATCTAACAAATAGTTTGCTTTATTAGCCAATATCTCACGCCATCCCCACTGCATTGCTGGGTTGATGGCTGAGAATAGCCTGCTTGTTTTCGGCAACTGATACATAAGCCTTGCCGCACGTGCTGGCTTCACGAATGCGACATTTAGACCAAAGTATTGCTGGAAGTCTGCCTCTAACTCATCAAAGTGCTGCCAGCGCACTTGCAATAAGGCTACCCTTTTGGGTCAAACTTCTCAAAGATTGCTTGGTAGACTTCAAACAATTTGGATAGTTTAAACTTGCCGTCTTTTTTTACAAAATGTTCTTTGAGATTTACATAGCCGTCTTTGCCAAGTAGGTACTCCAAGAAAGTAATAATTTCTTTGAGCTTTTTCTGATTTTCAATAGCATCAATGGTGTCTAGAATATCCACATCGTCAATGCGTTCGGTGTCTATTTCAAATGAATAGTCGTCTACCATAACTTGCTGTATCGTGCTAGTCACGGGAGGTGCAATAGTAGCTTCTTCTGGTTTTTTAGGTTCTGTTGGTACTGTTGGTTCAGCCATTTATATACTCCAATTCAATTTAGTAATCGTAACCATGATTGTAACATAACAAAAACGCCCCGTGAATGGGGCGTTTTTTGCCGTGTAGGACCGTCTAAGACGATCCAAGCAAACCAATGTACTCTTTGTGAGTGTCACCGTCTGTAGAGCTTGGAAATGCCTTTAGATTGATAGGATAAGCCACTGGCTCACCATCAACGTAAGAGATTTCGGCACTGCGGTCTGCGATGCGACCACGTTCAACCACGATGCGTTTTACACGCCCACCGGTCAAAACGAGTTCTGCAACAAAACAAATCTCAGGCAGCGTAGAGCTGTTTACCCTGATAGTGATGTTGTCACCGTCTACCTCAACGTTATCCTCACCATAGTACAACTTTGCAACTTCCACGTTGGTTTCAATCAGATTGAAAGTAAACATTTCCATGAATGTGGTTTGATCCGACAATACATTGTCGCCACCCCATGCAAATACGTCTTCAACATCAGTTTCAACGTTGTTTACTAGACCCTCATCACTGACATAACCCAGATTTACAAAAGCGGCATCTAAGTCGCTTGCTGAGTCTGTAGGCAGTGTAGTACCGGCTGGGGCTACGAATAGCGCACCAGTGGCTTTAGGCTTACCGAAAGAAACGTTTTCAGAGTTGTTATTGCTCATGGTTTCTAACCTTGTCTATGATTGTTGGCACAACACACCACTGGGGTAGCTCTGCTTATGTTTTGATTATATCACACTATTGTTTGGGTACAGCTTTTGAGCAATCATCCGGTTTGAACGTGTCATTTACTAGGGTTCTAAACTGTTCAATTCTAAGTTTCTGGGCTTCTGAAATCGGATCGGCAGGTTGTTGGTCTAAAATGTAGCCCCAAATAAGCCTGTTTTTTGCACGGGCTTCATTGGTGTTTTCGCACCTAGCTATAAGGGCAGCATGATTAGTTTCAGCCTGCACAGCAATCTTGTTTGTTTCACTGTTATTGTGAATAGCAAAAAATGTCAGGGCAATATCAAAAATAATAGATATAGCCAAAGCCCAGTTAGTGCGTTTTTGCTTTCGTGCTGCCTTTTCTAATACAGCAATGTTTTGGTCAATCGGGTTCTTTTTGAGCTTTTTTTCTAGCTCTGCATCCCTATCGTCAAGAGTACTCATGACTTACTCCCTTTCTTAGTTGCCAACAGTCGCTTATTCTGCCCCTGTAGCTTTTTAATGATTGCTTTCAATTCATCAACTTTTTTCTGCATAGCTTCTGAGTCTTTATGTGAGCTATGTTTGAATTTGACGAATTCATCCATAACCTCTGAAAGTTTGCGATTTACTGCAAACAGCTGTTCGTTGTTTTTGCGTATCTGTTCTTCGGCTTTTTCGGCTCTATCTAGATTTGTTTTTGCTTGATCTTTCCAAGCATCACTAAGCGCACGACTTTCTTGCCACAAATCAACTGCCTCACTCGTAGTAATCGTGCCAGAACTTTGTTTTTCTTGTAGATTAGCTTTGCGCCGCCCTAGCAAGTAATTTGCCAGTACACCCAGTGCTGGACCGGTGAGTAACGCCAAAGCCAGTGTTAGGATAGCTTCTTTGCTCATTATGAACTCTCATACGGTTCATACATTAAACTACCTGGCACGGTACTAATACTGCCTAGCCTCTGGTTGCCGTAAAGCCCCAAATCGTGAAGCTCTGACTTTTTGAACCATAAATCACCGGCAGGGTTAGTAAACACAATGTTTTCAGAGTATGGACCGGCTGTTTGCTGGATACTGTTGGCTGGTGCGGCATCAACAGGCGTGAGCATGGCACGCTTTGCAGCCTCCATGACAACCCACTGGACCGTACTAAAGTATGCTTCGTCAGCATTCACCATATCGTCTAGGTTCTTGCTCTGGTTGCTTGCAATCGTGCGTAGGCGGTTGCTTGCTAGTTTAAGCAAGCTATCTGCACGGGTGTCTTCTGCGCCAGTCAGGGTGCGCCAGAATATCGCTAAATCTTCGTGATCTGCGTATGCGTTGGGTGATGTGACTGGTATAGACACACTCATTATTGGTTACCTCCCATGAAGCCTGCGTTGCTGCTTGCTAGTCGTTTTGTCTGCAAAGTTTCTGCTTCCCTAATGCCAATACCCATCAAGCGGTAGCCCTCAACAGTACCAACCAGCTCTGGCATAGCTTGGAATAATTTAAACATGGCATCACCAATTTGCCCAATATCAGCCTGAAAGATTGGCTTCCATGCTGGTATTAGATTGCGCAACTGAGCTGGTACAGTATCGTTGCCGTCAATCGCTAGGCGTAGTGTAATCATCAGCTCTTTGAACTGTTTGCCCATTTCTTCTTGGGCGTTCTGAGCTTCTAGTAATAGATCGTCTGACATGGCGGCTAGGCTCTCAGCACTGCTTGGGTTGGCTGTTTCGTAACCTAAGTTGCGAAGTGTCAATGCAGTTTCGGCACAGAAATCACGGGCTTTGTCTTTTTTGCTAGTTTCAAAGCCCTCAATGCTCATCTGGGTCAATACACCAACGTCAGGCGCATCGCCATCTTCGTCTTTGGTGATAGTCCACACTTTGCCCAGTGCGCTGTCTAGATCGCCGCTAAATTCAGCACCCTCAGCAAGACCGCTAATATACCGCTGTGGCATTGAATAAAATTCTTCTGCAATTTCTAGTCGGCGTTTCATGCGACCAACTTCATTGATGATACGGCGAACTGTGTTGCTCAATCGTGATTTACCTAGTGGGCGGTCTGCGCTTTGGCGGTGGGTAACAGGGTGCAGTAGTGTGCGACCAGTTGGGTTTGGCACAATCTCATCTAGATACCTGTTTTTGAAAATAGCCGTGAACTCCGGCGTGAATAGAATATAGTCTTTTGGTGCGTAGTTGATGCCAGCCTTGCGTGGTTTTGGCACGTGCCATTTAGTAACTGCCAACCCCCATTTTAGCAAGCCCGTGCGCTGGTCAATCTCACCAGTAGCTTCTTGGGCTGTGAATGGTATAAGTACCTTGCCATCAGCACTATCAGATACGGCAATGAAAGCACAACCAGCAACAAAAGCATCGTGTTTGCCCTTGTTGAGTACGCTGAACCCACCGATGCTATCCATGTAGTCGTTTATGCCAAAACTATCACTAGCAAAGCCATCAAACGCTACACGGTCAGATAGAGTATTTACAGCACGACTAGCCCAGCCAATCCCAGGGCGTATGTTGCGCATGCGCATAGGGGTTGCAATACCGAAGTCGGGAATGTCATTGTCGGCATTATAGTAATCGTATTTGTCTTGAACTTTCACCTGCTTTGAGGTCAGGCAGAATATGAGCCGGTTGGCTAAGGTGTTGGCTAGGGTTACGATTGGGTCTTCGGTTTGCATATCCTATTGCTGTCCTTTTTAGCCGGATATGCCGCCCCGTAAGCGTGGTTGGTTTCGTTGTTATTATACCAGATATTGTAATTGTAGCATAAGTGCATTGCTACCGCCTTTTTCGGTCACGTTTGGCTGCGGCTGCAAGGTACTCATCGCCCAGAAAGTCAGGCGGCAATTCAGTGATGCGTATGAACGCACCGGCTGCGCCTGGTCGGTAGGCTGCTTCATAAACCGTTCGTGCCACACTTTCCCAATAATCATCTTTCAGCACCAATGACTCAACCAGCATATCTAGAATGCTGGTAACTTTGTTGTCTGTGTCAGCTCTACCTAATGTCGCAAAATATATAATCAGCTCAATTTGCACCACGCCCAAGAAGCGATCACGTGTTTGGCAACGCACTTGCTTCAAAGCATCGTTTTGCCACTGAACAAATTTATTGTTCGGTACTGATACGCCAGAGGGCAGGGTAACACGGCTATTTTTCTTGCTTGGTATGCCACCCTCTAGTGTAAGTTCAACGGTCTTTGGGTTTAACATAGTTATCTAGCAAGCCGTTACGTGACCTGTAGCCCTCTGTTACGATGCTACAATCACAGCCACCGTGTCGGTGAAACGCATCAGCTGGTGGATCTACATATTCACCGGCTTTGCCAATACACCACGGGCAGTTCTTTGGACCTACAGTACGCCTAACCATCGTAGGGTAATTGCCACTCTCACGGGCGTTTTTGAAAGCATCATGCTGGGCTGCTGCCGCTGAATAATCTAAGAAATTCTTTATATACTCTTCTAGCCCCAATGAGCCGTTAGATACACTGGCTGCCGCTACCTTTGCCAACCCGTAATAACGATTATCAATACCTGGACCTGTGGTATGCTCAATTTCAAAGTCGTAGGCATTCATATCATACACTTTGGTGTATACTGTGTTGCCCACTGTTCTGAATAGTATCTCTTGATTTAGTTGTCGCACCTGTGGGTCAATCTCAGGGTTATTAATAAGTAGCGATGCAGCCATTACCTTGTCTATGATAGTGCGGTTTAATTTAGCGTAATCCATCAAAACCCCAATCACCTATAGTGGCAGTGATGTCTTCCACCATGTCTATAGTCTTCTCTACACGCTTTTTTGAGTACACTGAGCCACGTTCTGGTGTTTTTGCAGCATTGAGGGTGTCTATGAACTTAGAAGCCTGCAAATCAGTCAGTGCGTGGGTTATTTCGGCTATGGTTTGGGCAGACAGTACAATCTCAGCATCAGCACCAATAATGTCATTGGCTATAAGCAGCTCTTTCACCTCTTTGAATTCTTTAGTCTTTTTAACTGCCAGGTCTGCAATGTATTTACTCTGATCTGCCGTTGCCATCATCTACCTCTTTAGTTTCTACCTCTGATATATCAACAACTGCCACACCCTTATGAGTTTTGCCATTTTTATCAACTACTGGGGTGGCTATGTGAAAGCGGTATACTCTCTCACCTTGATCATTGGTAGCCATCTTGCCCATCCCCCAATCTTCATTGAGTTTGTTGCCCTCGCTTTTGGGTAGCATTTTGATGTCGCCAGTGAACTTGTTTATATATGCAAATATCTTTTTACTCATGACCATATTTTAGCATACAAAAACACCCCATTGCTGGGGTGCTAATGTTGGAGTTAATCAGCGGTTAGGCTGATGGGGCTACACCGTCAAGCAGTGCGAAAGCCTTGTAGTCCATGAAGCCAAAGCCAATTACTGACTCTGCACGGATAGCAACTTCGTTGGTGCGCTTCAAGTCACCCTCGCCGTCTGGATCACCGAACTCAATCAATTCAAGTGGAAGATCACGTGCGATACCCCACTTAAATGCGTTAAAGTCAGCCATAACAGCGTTCAATGTTGCGTCTTCTGCGTCAAGCTCTTGACGACCAGAAACCGTGTCACTTGCAGCGGCGTTTAAGCCCTGGAAGTTTTCAAAGCCGAAGCCTAGACCTAGTTCTGGATATCGCTTGACACCCTGGCTTGTTTCTGTACGTGCTAATGCGCCTGCGTACACTGGGTCAAAGCCGACACCAGTTGCAACGTAACCCTCGCCTTGTAGAGCAGCTGCTAGAGCTTCAATGTCTACGTTGGCATCGGCAGTACGTGTAACCACGTTCACACCGTTACCTGACTTGGTTAGGTATTCAGTAACCGCACCGGTTGCACCGGTTGCTGGGTTTACGCCATGAATTGCAAGCAAGTCAAGCGCACGGGAGATTGCTGTTGCAGCGTTGGCTACTAGGTTCTCAACAAGTTGAGTCTGGTAGTCTTCATCTTCCCACTGAACTTCGTTACTGAAACGGTAAGTGATTTGGACCTTATAGGTCTTCACGGTAACTTTACCAGGTGTACCGTCTGCTGAACCCTTGTTGGCACTTTCACCGACTAGCTCTGCTTTTGGCGTGCCAGTAAATGTAAAGTGATCGGTTGAGCCTACTTTAAGCTCAGGTTCACCAGGTGTTAGCTTTGCTAAAATACCACCACGAATGTTTTTGCGCCACGTTTTGCCCTGGTGGTTAGCAAGGTTCAAAACGGATGTGCGTAGGGGAGTAGCCATAATATGGTTCTCTCTTTCTATACGATTAAATGTTACTAATCGTCAGATTTTTTGCCGAATAATTGTTGCGATACAGTCTTAGTATCAGATGTCTTTTTATCGTCACCTGGTTTACCGTTCTTATCAATGTTCACTTGTGAACCTGGTACACCCTTTGATAGCTTTTCAGCTTGGGAAAGGATGCTTTTTTCATCCTCACCAGTTAAGAACTCAGAAAGATCGTCAGATAACTTGAATTGGTGAACAGCTTTGACCTTGACGGTTTCCAGCTTGGCTTTGCCTAGCTCAGTTTCTACAGCTGATTTTTCGTCACCTGCCACTTTGAGCTTGTCTTCCCATTCTTTGCTAATGGTATCTACCTTGCCAGCTTTCTCTTTGAGTTCGTCATAATCGCTAAACTCGTTACGTTTCTGCTGTTCAAGACGTTTTTCAACGATCCCATTAACACTTGATTGCGTAAGTAGAGTTTCGTCTACCTTTTTATAATCATCGCCATCTTTTGTAAAGTATTCAGCCATCCCCTCGTTCCTTTCCGGTGAGTTACCGTTTTTTCTGACTTGCTTCTAATATACCATAACCAATTTTAATACAACAACTATTTTGAACACTTTTTTTATTCTACCTGCGGCAACTGATGTCGCAATATACTTGGTATCGCTCTTGCTGGGCAATTAAATCAGGTAGGTGAACAACTGAATTAACCTCTGCTGTGGTGATATTGTCGGCGTAGGCTTTTAGCTCAACGATGCGATCTGCAATTTCATTGGCTTTGTTCTTGGCAACTGACCGGCTGGTTTTATGGTAAACCTCAATAAGTATCTGTGCGGCATCAAGCACCATTGCGACTCTTGGACCACCGGCACGATCAACTAATATATATTGCTCTGGTGTATCTTTCGGTTTATTGCCACTAGCAGCCCAGCCCGAACCAACCCAGCTGTTCAGCCAGGCAACTACGATTGCTTCAACGTCATTATCCATTTACACACTCCGCACGAAAGTAAGTATTCCACCTGGTTGGTGTGTTGGCATCCATGAACTTCACGCTGGCACTATCAACCCGAAACGTCTTGCCCTCGTAAACAAACGTGCTATCACTAATATCTTCATCATTTGCTTTGGGTAAATGCACACGAACCTGGTCACGGCTTTGCTCTAGTGCCTGGGTTTCACGGGCGTTGGTTGGTTCAGTAATTGGCGCAACCAAAACATCATCAATCGTGACCTCTTCTGGCGTTGATTGGGTGGGATCATTTAAATCATCAACGCCCCCATCCACTTGCTTCAAGAATGTAATGCTCATGCCTATCATTCCATTATTTTACCACCTTTTTCTGCTATCCGCTTTTTGCTTGGTCAAATCAGCCCCGAAAATTCGCCAT